CATGCTTTTCGGCATCAATAACAACCATCGAATGTCGAACCGCAGCAGCGATTTCATTATTGTTAGCCTGGCGAATAGTCATGTCTGTGATGAGGTTCGAAACGACACCCATCTCAATCTGCTTAGTTCTAGCAGACATAACTTTCATTCCAGGATAGCCTGGATAGGCTGTCTTAGGATCGAAATTCTTTAATCCCTCAAGAGACGGTGCTGTTTTGACCTTACCCGAATTGTTTGGAATAACAAGAACTGTATCACCATCAAAGTCAGCACCAGACAAACGTTCAGCAACGCTATGATGAATACCAACAGCATCTTTAGCATTACCCAAAAGACGCTTAGCTTCTGGATGATTGTTATTGACAGTTAGTTCTGGAATCTCAAACTTACCACCATGTGGGTAACGAATCAAAACAACTCGTTCACCATCACGATAGTTAGGCGCATAGATCTGCGATTCCGACATGGAATTGATTGGAAGAATTACATGCGAACCTTGTCTTGGTAGCGCAGCTGCCTTCAAATGAACTGCTGCAGAATCCGTTTCATCAGCAAAAGATTCTAAGAGCTTCTTACGAACAGTGGGGTTTGTTAACGCATTGATTTCATCGAATTCTCGTTGACGCTTCTCAAAAGTCATATCCAGTTGTGCTTTTGCAAGACTGGGGGGTTGTTTTGAAAGCATCTGTGAAGAAAGACTTTTAGACCAGTTAGACCAGTCGCCTTCTTCATTAACCAAGTTCATAGCCGAAGTAACTTGTTCTTTTCCATCAGAATCTCGCTTAACGAGTTGTCGAACGGTGGCGCCAAACGGATTGTCTGGGTCATCGCTAATCTTCTTCATAGAATCGAGTTTGTTACCAGTATCGGACTTGTTGGTGTTGAACATAAGATCGACCCCATTAGGCAGATCCTCTTTATACATAGCCATACCCTTAAGGTAATGACCATCACCAACAGCAATACGAACTTGGGCATACCGAGCGTTCCCTAAAGAAAGGTCATCAACACCCGGCCGAACATAGATAACGCCATCCGCTTTGTCGCCACCCTCTTCTTTGTAAGTGACACCAACTCTTTTAGGATCAATCTTAAGCGGTGGATGTAAACCAAGATATGTACGACCACCATCTTCCGAGAAGTTTGTAATCTGTTTAATCTTGTCTCGATTTGCGTAGACTTCAGAATAAGAAACGTCGGGGCCAACAAGAACTTTCTGGGTCGTGTTCAATCCAGTACCAAGCTGCGGCACCTTAACGTAATAGACTTTATATCCTTCTTCTTGAAGTCTGGCGACGGCAGTGTTGAGTTTTGTAGCGCTCACACCAACATGATGTTCGACACCGGTTCCAATATCAATATAAGACTTTTCGCCAACCTGATCTTTCAACATGTTGGCTGTAGTCACAAGAATGTCGGCTTTATCTTTTTCTGAAGCAGACAACATAGCTCGAACTGAAGACTCGTTAACTCCCATACGCTTACCAATGGCAACGTTGGAATATCCTTTGTCTTTCAATCTTTGCGCCATCGCTTGATCAGCTTGTCTTTTCTCATTCTTAGCAATCGACTTTGCCGCACGAAGTTGAGTTGTCGAAATACCCATACCTTTAGCAATATCAACTTCAGACATACCGTCTCGACGAAGACCATCCACATAATCAAGAAACTGCTTATTACGCTTGTTAGGATTTGTAGAAACTCTTTCTGGTCCACCAGATCCCCAAGGGTAGCGTCCGCTTCTACGAAGAATTCCGTAATGTGCCAAATACTCTTCTTCAGAGATAAACATCGAAATCCTCCTCTTTCATCTGTTCAATCTGCTGATCAAAAAAGATAATCTTATCCATGATACGAATGATCTGTTCTGGATCAGGAACGTGAACTAAGATTTCGTTGTTTTGATAGATGCGTAATTCGATGTTGATGTCATAAGGCGACACGTTGTACTCAAGACAGAACAAAGCAACATACACCTCAAGTTGGTGGTGTGATGTCTTTGTCATACCAGTTTTCAAATCATGAATACGCAACATACCTTTTCGAAATGAGATTGTGTCTGCAGTACCAAAGCAGTTGTACGAATAAAAGAGAACTTGTTCAGTACGCATCTTGAAACCGATGGCATCATTGATGTACTGATTGATCGTTTCTTTTGTTCGAGCTTGTTTGATACCAAGAGTGATTGCACGTTGAGCATACTCATGGAGGTCGACGCCTCTTCTTGCTGCAACGGACGAAATATAACGAGCTTGAAGTTTCTGATCTGTGTAATTAATCCAATGATAGTTACTTGGACTTAGAAACGCGTGTTGCCCGGCCAATGCCGAGTGCACGTTGAACTTCACGCAAGACCTCCGCTTCGTTATCGGGGTGAATGAAGGCGGCATACGACATGTCGTTCATAACACGAACATAATGTTCTTGATTGGGTTGTTGAGGAGCATCTGCCGATACTTTCACTTCTAACATAACCCATCGTTCACCATAGAACACAGTAAGGTCAGGAATGCCTGGTTTGTATTGAGCGTCATTCTTGAGGATTTCACATCCAGGAATGAGTTTCTTAATCTTCTTGATCAGATCGCTCTGGTATTTGTTTTCACGCATATAACCATCCTAAGAAAAAACAAAACACAAGAAAGGCATTCTGTCCCTTCTATTATATCCGCAGTTTTTGCGACGACATTATACTTATTTTTAGGTTTATACTTATTTTTAACCCATATCCTTGAAATACCGAAACTCTTGCCATGTCGGGAAGATCGGTTGGTGGGTAATGATTCCTTTCTCAACATCTCGACAGAGTAATCCATTCACTGTAGCAATATCAAACATGGTTGCATACTCAGCGCCAGTTTCTAAATCAATATATTTTGTTTGATACAACCAACGATGAATGTCTTCGAACTGTCGCTTATACTTCCAAGCAAACCATCTAGGTCGCCAAACTAAATTGTCTGCTCGAACATTCTCTTGATTATTATCTAACTGAATTGGTGTATTGAAGATTTGTGTTTCACCTTCAACAAAGTGTGTAGCCACCAAAACTTTAAGCGACATTGTATACTGATCGCCATCTAATACCAAACCGACTTTGAGAGCACCTTGCTTCGTTCTACTAGCCTTTATCAAGCGCCGACTCTTCTCGCTTACGACCTCACCATAGTTACTCAAAATATAGTTCGGAAAGCCTTGAATGAGAACCCATCTTTCTTCCATCATCACCTCCCTTGTGGAAGACAAAATCGACTAAGTATAATGTCCTGTCAAAAATCTCGAAAAAACGCTAAAAACTTCTAAAAATATATAGGACATTATACTTATTTTTTTCTCGCGCGTACAGAATAAGTATAAACATATGAAATTTCTGGAGAGTTTTTGAGCAATTTTCGAGATTTTTGACAGGACATTATACTTATTTTTAAAAACTAACAAAAGACCAGGTCAGAGCACATTTTTACTCCAACAAGACCCTCAAATCAACCCATTTTCCTCATGTCAAATCCTGTCAAATCCTGAAAACGTCTCCAGCCGGCCTAAATTTTCCGCATTTTTCGACCAAATTTCAGCAATTTTCAGACCCAATTCGAGCCCCAAAAATCACCCAAAATTCGACCTCAAAAACACACTTTTTCAAGACGTTTCAGGATTTGACAGATTTTTGACAGGATTTGACATGACTAAACACCCATCAAACCATTCAAAAGGTCAATGCCAAACTCCGGATTTTCCTCCAACCACTTCCTCTCGTTGAACATTTCTTTGTTCTTCAAAGCATCTCTAACCGCTCTATCGACCACCGAATTGGACACTAAAATATAGTAATACAAGTCCTTGAACGGCGTATTCAGCCGGTCGATACGACCCTGTGATTGCTCGAAATTCTTATACGAATACGTCAAAGAATAGAACACCATGGTGTCAGTTTCAGTGCAATTCCAACCCTCAGCACCACTCTGATACTGCACCAAGAACACCCAAGATTTACCATTCGGAATCGGTTGTTTGTAGTGTCCATTCCATTCAGCAACCTCTACTTCATCACACAACTCACGTAAGATATCGAGCTCATAATCGAAGTTGTAGAAGATCACCATCTTTGGATGTGTCTTCAGTAACTCACGTATTTGCTCGAGTCTGGATCGATCGCTGTTGATGCACTTTCGCATCGTATAGAACATCTCAGATGCGTTAGCGTGAGGCTGATTGGTGTATGGGTTCCAACGCTCGAGATATACCTTCTTGAACAACTCTTTGTCATGATCGACAGTGAGATACTTCAGATGTCTTGTGGTATGCTTGCTGAACGGCATCTCAACCAAGACAATATTTCTGTACTTTTCTAACGTCGCCGTACCCGTATACCTCAAGACCTTCGGGTATCTTGAATATGGCGCATAGACGACATGCTCACGTTTGAATTCGGTTGAGTTTTTGTAGAAGCCGTTGGCAATGAAGACTGGGATATAATCCATCCAAGTATCGCCAGGCGTAGCACTCAACAGAATCCATCTGTTTTGCTTGGCAATCTTCTTGAATGACTTTACCCATGCCCCATTACCGGTAACGCGTTGCTCATCGAATACGAAGAAAGCGTCCTCAACTTCCTCGTATTTGGAGATGTTGTTCCAGGAGTCTACGACAATTCGGACACCTTGAGGGGAGAACAAGGGATTCGAGCTGATCCCGAATTTCACCGCCTCACCCTCCCACTCAAGCTTGTCACGCTTTGTCGCTGTCGTGATCACATAGATGTCGGCAGGGAATTCCTTCTCCATGTAATACGCCAACACTGTGAGTGACTTACCCGTACCAACACCTCCCCACAAGATTTTACCGTTACTCAGTTTCGAGACGGCTTCTTTCTGATGTGGGAATAGATCAACCATCAAATCACCTTGAATGTGCTTTGCACGACGAGCTCACTCACAGAGTCGATGATTTGCAACCAACACAACGCATTACCATGCTGACGTCGAGGCTTAAGTCTATGAAAGAGATGCTCGTCTCCTGTGATATAACGTAATGTTAATCCAGTAAACAAATCAGTAACGATCATCTCACACTGAATCGATGAGTCAGTGTATTTAGCGATCTTTTGGTAGATTCTGAAATCATCAACATCCGTGGTACTTTCATCTAATAACGTATATGATTTGGTAGGGAAATCGACGTTCTCATCAACCTTTTCACCAAATGTGCGATCAAGAATCGAACGAATAGCATTCTGCGACATATAATCGCTTGAGAACTGTTCGACTGGAGTTTTGGAGTCTTTGATGAATTCCGTCCCATATGTGACCTCAAAATGTTGCAACGCAACTTCTGATTTGAATCGAGCAAAAGTCTTTTCGGCTTGTTCTCGAGTACCATATGTTTTGATTTTTAGGGTTACAACAATTTCGAAATTATCGTTCTTAACTGTATCGTTAAGTTTGTCAAATTCCGCGTACTGCTCTCGAGTCACTTTCACATCACTCACAGCAAGTCCACACATCGTGCACTTCTCTGCTGCCAGATTCCAGATATGACCGTCACGCTTACATGCCCATCCGCTCATTTACAACCTCCTCAATGCGAGCCCAATCGACCGGTTCATCCATTACTTGATCAACAGCCCATTTCATACCAGCAACGAAACCAGATGTGAATGGATCATTTTTACTACTGTGTTTCAACGAGATAAGTCGAACGCCAATTTTGATTTTCAGAAGCATTCTAATTCGTCCTGAGCTAACGATCGCTCCAAAGAAATACATACCAGCGCCGAATAAGATGAAGAAGATAAGATGTGTCACTTTTCTCTCTCCATCCGTTCTCTCTCCTTACGTGCATCTTCACGGATACACCTTAACTTTTCCTTCTGAAACTCTAACCATCTCTCACTAATCCACCAAATAAGACCTAAAACACCCAACACAATCCAAAAAGCTAACTCTGTACCACTCACGTCGCCTCCAATGCGGTGAATCCTTCTGTGTATCTGTCGATCTCTGTCCGTGCGCCATGCCACGGAAATGCTTGTATATGATCAAGCTTCTTACGTGCTTGATCGAAATGATAAAGACATTCGATAGCAAGCTCTGGATTTCGTTGATCGGTAATCGTCTCGATGAAAGCATCAAGACCATCGACAAACTCAGATACAAACCCCTTATCGATAACGCTCAAGTGTTGATTTACTAACAAATTCTCGTCCACGTCGCCCCCTCCTTTTCCAGTAATATGCGACGACTTCCATCCACACAGCGATACATACTGCGCTCCAGAACCAGATGAAGCTCATTTCTTGATCATCTCCGTGAGACTGATGATGTTCTGCCAATTGTAAATAGTGCCCTCGCTTGAGAGCAGCATGATTGGCACCCCATCGACACCCATGACAACCTGTTTGATTGTTGCTCGAGTGTAGGTGTAATCGTTCCCCGAGTTGACTCGCATGTTGTATTCAACACCAAGTTTGATGAATTCCATGAATTCTCCTTTTTAAGTATAATGTTGTAAAACCAAAGCCCTTGTGTGGACCTTGGTCTTTGGATCAGCTGTTGATGACGGTTTTGATGTACTCGTCCAACACGCCCTTCTCATCCATGAAGGCCACCTGCGACTTCAACTGGTTGGACTGCATGGCGATGATCGCAACTGCGACACCACCCATGACAATCCCCTTCCGGTGACGTCGGATGAACCTCTTGGTGGAAACGGTGATTCGATTCATTACATTCTCCTTTAATCGGTTGATCTCATTATATGCGTTGTAATCCGTGCGACAAAAACCAAAGCCCTTGTGTGGACTCTGGTCTTTTCGATCACGCACTGATGGCGAGTCGAATGAATTCCTGACGCTGCTTGTACTCGCGCTCGAATTCCTCGTTTGACATCGACCACGCCTCCTGGCTACACATCCAGACAAGAAGCTGATGCAGCAACACACGCTCTTCCTTCTTCTTGGCAAGCACGGCTGCGTTCTTCACCTTCCTCTCTTCGTGAGTCAAGACGACGTACGATGCGACGATGATTCCGAGAGCGATCTTCATCTTCAGTCGGTTATCCATTACAAATCTCCTTTGATGGTTCTCATCATATGCGTTGTAATCGATGCGAATATATGCCAAAATCGGCTAATTACCCCCTAGAATCGCTTCTAAGCGTAGTAACCCCTATTCTGGCACTATGAGTCACTTCTTGGTTTTACTCGCGTTAGAACGGATTCTGGAGGACATTTTTCTCCAGTTCCCCTTGTTCAATTCGTGCAAGACCCAATAAAGAGCCATAGCGTATCACCTATCCTTCTATAGTGCCCGGGACGGGGATCGAACCCGTATGATGTTTTACCATCAAGGGGGTTTAAGCCCCTCGCGTCTGCCTGTTCCGCCACCCGGGCTTTATGTTACTTACGGACCCTCGTATCTATCCGTCCGGAGATCGAATCCACCGTAGACTTTCTTGACACTCATGTGGTTCGCAACAGCATATCGCAACGCCTCGATCTCTGTCGGAAACGCAACCATCCCGGAGAAGTCCGTATGGTAAGCTAACCAGAAGTGCCAATACGCGTCTTCTTTGACTCCAGGATTCTCTACTTCTGACTCTTCTCGGTCCTTATCAAAAATACCCACGGTATTTCCTCCCATATATCGTTCGAACGGTGTAGTCATTACCGTCTCCTCTTTCGCTTCTGCAACTTGAGAAGTCGTGCGAGTTCTTTCTTGTCTTTCTTTTGCTGTTTCCTGGTGCGCTTGTCTTTTGTCGTCGAGCGCATTGCTTTCGGGTTGCGTCCCATGAATATTATTATCCTTTTGTGTATTAAACCATCTCGCCGATAGCGTTGATAATCCCTTTAGTCAAGAAATGCGACTGACCGTATGGAGTCGTCCAGAAGATCTGCTCGAAGTCATCCAAGTTTCGAATAATCACAGCAAGGACAATTCCAGTAACCATCCTTGGAGAATCTCTATCGAATCCGCAATTACAGCTGAATTCATCATCCTCATCAACTGAAGTTAACTCTGGGAATTCCGAAATCAAGTTATTGAGTCGATCGAAGAACTCATCTCGTCGAGCTCTGTTTTCTATTGTGTTAAGTGTCATAGAATATCCTTTCGCTCCACCACCAGGACTCGAACCTGGAACCTACAGATTAGAAGGCTGTTGCTCTATCCATTGAGCTATAGTGGAAAGTGTGGGTGGCCTGACTCAGCACCAGACAGCAGGTCTCAACCTGGCACCCACGGTGATTTCGAAATGTAAGGTTCAGTTATTATACACCAAACGAACACTTCGAATTATGTTTGTGGCCTTGTCGCTCGATACGATGTACCACAAGTCGGCAGCGTTGACTAGACGCCTTACTGTTTAGCGTTTGGTCGTCAACCAGGGCTTATTCGCCCCCGCTTTATCAGTGTTGCCTTAATCGACTCCGCCGTAGAGCCGGGCGATAATTCTAAGCAAAAACCATCAGTCACGCTCCACGGCCACGAAATCATTCTCAAGCGTATCGCCGACGATGAAGTTGTGCTGGAACATGTCCTCAGTCAGAGTATCGAATGTATCATCGTTACCGAAGTCAGTCACCAACCAGTAACCGATCGGAAGCATGTCGGTATAGTCATCCGGCTCAACACCGAAACGACTTGCGAGAAACTGCTGGTTTTCTGCGGTGATCTTGACGGCCTTCATCGCAGATTCTCGAGTCGCTTACGCGCTTTACGATTGCGCTTTGCCTGCGCCTTTTCGAGAGTTGCTTCGCTCTGGTTACGATGCTGGTAGCGCCCGGGATAGATCCGACGCCTTTCACCAAACAGTGAGGCAAGAAGCGGCGCTAGCATGTCCTTGGTGATGCTTGGTGTTTCTGGTTCAGGTCGTTCGACTTCTTCACCAATGTCTTCTGTTTCGTTCATTTGATTAGTTCCTTCTCTCTTTGATTATGCGGATGGTTGATGCACTCGGAATGATGCCAAGTGAGTGGGTCTGAGACGTCGGTCATACCAACTCCGTCAACGCACTCGGTTGAGCATGGATGGATATTGAATTTGCGGAGTAGTTCGTCGTATGAGATCATCACACCTTCTCGAAATTATCTGCTCGAGCCCAAACGAATTCGGCTTGATTGTGCCACTTCGAAGAGCAAACAGGAATATGATCTTCGGACGGCGGCTTTCCTTCGGTGAAAGCTACAGTCCAGAGCCTTCCCGATCGCTTCGACCTGATGATCATTCCTGGAAGAAATGTCTGTGTCTCGACCGTAGGCTCATGTCGCCTAGGACGTCCTGAATTGTCATCACACACGACATAGAACCAGACCTTCGACGTCGACCAGATATCGACAGTGTCGTCGTAGTAGATTGTGCGCTTACAGTATTTACAGGTTGCGGTTTTCATAATATCTCCTGATTATGCGACGTATTCTTCGCCTGGAAAATCAATGGCGTTTACGTGTGCTTTCATGAATTTATTTGCTGTGTCACGAACGGCATCAATATTGAGAATGAAATCAAATCTTGTCATTTTAATTCTTGCTGTCGTTCGACACACAGGACACTCAACAATCAGCATATAAGATTCATTGATCAAGAAATCGCTTTGGATCTCAGCGACTTGAATGACAAACGGATGTCGTCTTGTGTGGAATTCGATCATCAAAACACCTCATTCAAGATTTGTCCACGCAAGTAGAACCAGATGAATTGACGAACCTCTCCGATCGAGTTCCAGTGGCCAACATAGCGTGGACCACACAAGACCATGTATTCAGCCGTTTGGATGGGCTCGTACTCAGCGAATCGAGTTTTCCACTCTTCTTCCGTGTGCCAATACGGGTTACCACTCGTCGTGTAGAGTTGCACCCAGCTGCCGCTGTACACCTCATAGACGTCGGTGATCTCCCCCTCGAGGATATCTTTTCTCGTGAATTCGATGAGTCGCTGCAGTTTCATAATATCTCCTAATTAGTTATCTAGAGCCGGATGCAGGATTCGAACCCGCGACATCTTCATTACAA